AAGAAAAAGAAAAAGAAAAAGGAAGAAAAACCAAAGAAACAAAAGAAAAATATTGCTTACGATCCAAAACAAAACACGCGTAAGCCTGTGACCAAAACACCCGGTCCAGATCCAGATACAGAGATTAAAATAAAAAAGAAAAAACCTGGTTATTATGGGATTTAAGTTAGGTAGAGGTAAAACACCATCAATGATTAGTGGTGAAATAAAAAATAAAATGAGGTTTGGACAAGAAGCAGGTAGTGACGCATCTGTACCTGGTACGCCTGTTGTAAGAAAGCCATTAGAAGAAGGTGTGTTAGGTGAGGCTAATATGGACGGAAGTATATTTATTAGTGATAAAATTGTACCTGGTAGCCACGAAGAGAGACAAGTAATAAATCACGAAATGGTACACGCTACTGATATGAAAATTGGTAAACTTGCTTATGGAGATGACTTTGTTAAATACAATGGTAATATATATCCAAGAAAAACAATTAACGGAAAAGATATGATAATAGTTGATGGTGTTGCTAAAGAAGCTGGTGATACTGGCTTTCCTTGGGAAGATGACGCTAACAACGGAATAAAACAAAACGTATAAATTATGGCATTTAAAATGAAAGGCTTTGGAGGCTTTGGAAGTTCTCCAATGAAAAAAGACAGAACACCAGGCTCACAAAGCCCTAGCTCTCCTGATATAATGTACACCGCGGATGGTAAAGCAGTCAAAAGTGTTAATATTGACGAAGGGCAGTTAGATTCAAAACCTAGTATAGGACCAAAAGGTAAATTTGTAAACTATACTAATGACGATGGTACAAAAATAAAGTATTATTACCAAAATCCAAAATAATGAGTATATTAGGAAAAATATTTTCAGGAGGAGCTACTGAATTAGTAAAAGGTGTAGGTGGCGTAATAGACAACTTACATACTTCAAAAGAAGAGAAGCTTGAAGCAGAAAGAAAAATAAAAGATATGATAATGGGTTACGAAGCTAATATGCAAAAGCAAGTAACTGAAAGATGGAAAGTCGATATGGCTTCTGATTCTTGGTTATCAAAAAACATAAGACCTTTAGTTCTTATATTTCTAGTTGTAGCTACAGTATTGATGATATTTATCGATGCTGGTGTTTTAGCTTTTGAAGTAAAAGACACTTGGGTAGACTTATTACAATTAGTATTAATAACAGTGATTGGCGCTTATTTTGGCGGTAGATCACTAGAAAAAGTAAAAAAATGATTAATAAAAAAACATTTACAAAAGTACTACCAACAATGCCTGCTAGTATTCAAGCAGCTGTATATGCTGATACAGAAATATTATTTGATTGGCATAAAGTTGAAGGTTTTAAAGGAGCTTCAATAGACGGTTTACAACTTATAGTTAGAGGAACAAACGGCGCTGATCAAACTATGGTAGGTATAGACTTGTTATTTGCTACAAGTAATATTCCAACTTTTAGTGATGGTGTTAATGTTGATATTAACACAGCTCCTACAACTCTTGGTACGACAGGTGCCGCGGTTGATACTCCAGGTTGGTTTAACAATCTAGTAGGTTATGTTCCTGTTGCTGCAGGAGATTTTAACGATGGAGATCTAATATATTTAAACATAGCAACTAAATCAGGATTAAATATACCTGTTAGTGGTGATTTATATGTGGCTGCTATATCTAAAGGAGATTTAGATTTTAGAACTACAGTGCAAGTTAACGAAGCTAATTTTGCGGCAGGAACACAAACAGTAATAACTTTAGACACTAAAGACGCAACTCTTACCTTTGCACCTGGAGATGTTATACACGCTGTAGATGATGCTGTGCTTGGTACTATTAAAACCGTAGATTCAGCTACACAAATTACTTTAACAAAAGCAAATGTTGATGCGATAGCAAATAACGATGTATTGTATAATGTACATCCAATACAATTAATGTTATCTGGCTCAATATAAAACAATAATTAAATTAAATTAAATAAAATGGCAAAAACAAAAAAGAAAGCTGAGAAGGCTACAAAGATTACAAACGAAGAATTAAATAAAGTGCAATCAATTGTTAACAATATAAATAGAGCACAGTTAGAGGTTGGTGTGCTAGAAAGTAAAAAGCATAATTTTTTACATCACGTGTCTTTACTACAAGAAGAACTAGGTAAAATACAAATAGAGTTTAAAAAGAATTATGGTACAGATGATATTAATATTCAAGATGGTACTATAAACTACGAGACAAATGAGTAAATTAATTAGAAAGATTACTGTAGGTAAAGACTACAAGGAAAACGCTATGCATTACGCTGTAGGCCAAGATGTTTATGGTGGACATACTATATGTGATATAATAGAAGAAAAAGATAAGTATTCTATTTACATTAGAAAAAACAAAGACGTGTTACCTTGGAAAGACTTTAATAAAAACATGGCGGTGTCTGTAGAGTATAACTTAGAGTATTAATGAAAGCGCCTTTTGACTTTGTTATAGAGCCAAAAGGTAATAGATACAACAATACTAAAAAAGTTGGTAATAAAGACCTTATATTAAACACAGAAGTTTATAACCATCAATTTGTAAATAGAGAAGCTATTGTTAAATCTATACCTACAGCCTACAAAACTAAAATAAAACCTGGTGATACAATTATAGTACACCACAACGTGTTTAGACGTTGGCATAATCAATATGGTGAAGAAAAAAATAGTAGAAGTTATTTTGACGAAAACACATATCTTGTAAAACCAGATCAAATATTTTTGTATAAAAGAAATAACAAGTGGAAAGCTACAGAGGGATATTGTTTTGTACAGCCAATAAAACAAAGAGATAAACTAAAACCAGGAGAAGAAGAAGAGTGTATAGGTGTAGTTAAGTATACCGACGGCGTTAATAACATTAGCGATCTTGTAGGTTTTACGCCTTTTTCAACTTACGAGTTTGTAATCGATGGTAAAAGATTATATAGAGTTTTAAATAAATTTATTACAATTAAATATGAATACGAAGGAAACGAAGAAGCTTATAATCCAAGCTGGGCACAGGGCAGTTGAAGAATTAATTAACGTCGCTAAAGAAAAGATAATTACAAACACAGATGACGACGTTAGTGCTGATAGATTAAAAAATGCTGCAGCTACTAAAAAATTAGCAATATTTGACGCGTTTGAAATACTTAACAGAATACAAGAAGAAGAAAACCTGCTTGAGGGCAAAACACCTGAAAAGACAGAGAAAAAAGCTTTTAAAGGATTCGCAGAAGGCAGATCTAAGTAATGTACAATCAAAGTTTAGTTAAGGTTGTAGAACCAATAAAGAAAACAACAATCACACGGATGAACCGTGGTAAAAAATGGAAATATGGATACAATAAAGAACATGATATTATCGTTATATCAAAAACTGGTAAACTTGGGAAGATACTTGAGATACAAAATTTGCGTATTGGCTTGCCGTTGGAACCGATGCAAGTGCACATGCACAAATCCTCTAAATGGCAAAAAATAGAATATCCAAAAGAGCTAAGTAAACTTAAAAACATATTTGACTGGAGGTCGTATCCTGAAGATCAAAAAGAAAAGTGGTATGATTATATAGACGAAGAGTTTAAACGTAGAGACGAGGGCTTTTGGTTTACAAACAATGGCAAGCCAATATACATAACAGGTAGTCATTATATGTACCTGCAATGGAGTAAAATAGATGTAGGTGCACCAGATTTTAGAGAGGCTAATAGAATATTTTATATATTTTGGGAAGCTTGCAAGGCCGACAAAAGATGTTATGGGATGTGTTACTTAAAAAATAGACGTAGTGGGTTTTCTTTTATGTCAAGCGCGGAAACAGTTAATTTAGCCACTATATCAAGTGATAGTAGATATGGTATATTATCAAAAAGTGGTTCTGATGCTAAAAAAATGTTTACAGATAAAGTTGTGCCAATATCAGTTAATTATCCTTTCTTTTTTAAACCGATACAAGACGGTATGGATAGACCTAAGTCTGAATTAGCGTATAGAGTACCAGCTAGTAAATTTACACGTAGAAAAATAGTGGCTAACGAACATCAAGAAGACTTAGTTGGGCTTGATACTACTATTGATTGGAAAAACACGGGTGATAATAGTTACGATGGAGAAAAACTTAACTTGTTAGTACACGACGAAAGTGGTAAATGGGAAAGGCCAGATAATATATTAAACAATTGGAGGGTTACAAAGACTTGTTTGAGATTAGGTGCTAAAGTTGTTGGTAAGTGCATGATGGGTAGTACTAGCAACGCTTTAGATAAAGGTGGTAATAATTTTAAAAAACTATACTATGATTCAGACGTTACAAAAAGAAATCGTAATGGACAAACAAAGTCTGGTTTATATTCTCTTTTTGTCCCAATGGAGTGGAACTACGAAGGATTTATTGATGAATACGGACAACCTGTATTTAATAACCCAAGTGATGATGTATACGGACCGGACGGTGAACTAATAGATTATGGTATAGTTGATCATTGGAATAACGAAGCTGAAGGTTTAAAAAGTGATCAAGACGCGTTAAACGAGTTTTATAGGCAGTTTCCGCGTACTGAAGAGCATGCATTTAGAGACGAGGCAAAGAATAGTATATTTAACTTAGTAAAAATATACGAGCAAATAGATTATAACGACGGAACAAGAAGTTTATCTACCTATTCTACTGGTAACTTTCAATGGGTAAATGGAATTAAAGATACTCAAGTGATATTTTACCCAGATCCAAAGGGTAGATTTAATGTAAGTTGGTTTCCAGAACAACACTTGCAAAACAAAATAATAGTAAAAAAAGGAATTAAATATCCAGCTAACGAACACATGGGTGCCTTTGGTTGTGATAGTTATGATATATCAGGAACAGTAGACGGAAGAGGGTCAAATGGAGCTTTACATGGTTTGACTAAGTTTAGTATGGAGAACTGTCCACCTAATCATATGTTTTTAGAATATATAGCTAGACCACAAACAGCTGAGATATTTTTTGAAGATGTACTAATGGCGCTAGTGTTTTATGGTATGCCAGTGCTTGCAGAAAACAATAAACCAAGATTATTGTATCATTTAAAAAGAAGAGGATATAGAGGTTACTCTATGACTAGACCTGACAAGTATTGGAATAAGCTTTCTACTTCTGAAAAAGAAATAGGTGGTATACCAAACTCTAGTGAAGACATAAAGCAAGCACATGCGGCTGCAGTAGAAATGTACATACAACAACATGTTGGTCATCTAGGCGATGGAAATTATGGAAACATATATTTTAATAAAACTTTAAATGATTGGTCTAGGTTTGATATAAACAAAAGAACAAAGTTTGACGCTACTATAAGTAGTGGTTTAGCCATAATGGCTTGTAATAGACATTTGTATGCTCCAAACGTAAAGGTAGAAAAACCAAAACTTAATATAAATATCGCTAAGTATGCTAATACTGGTAGCGTTTCAAAATTAATAAAATAATATGACATATATTGCTGTAAATAGTTATTTTCCTAGTCAAGTTGTAAGCGATGCAGAAAAGTTGAGTTATGACTATGGTTTAAAAGTAGCAAAAGCTATAGAGTTTGAGTGGTTTAGTAACGACACGAATCACACGCGATACGATAGTAATTATAGAAATTTTCACGAGTTAAGACTTTACGCGCGCGGCGAGCAATCAATAAAAAAATATAAAGATGAGTTATCTATAAATGGAGATTTATCTTATTTAAATTTAGACTGGAAACCAGTGCCTATTATATCTAAGTTTGTAGATATAGTTGTTAATGGTATTGCTGAAAGAACTTACAACATAAAAGCATATTCTCAAGATCCTTATGGAGTTTCTAAAAGAACTGCATATATGGAGTCTATAATAGAAGATATGAGAATGAAAAGTTTTGATGAGTTTACAAGCGAAAGTTTTGGTATAAACTTAGCTCAAAACGAACCAGATACTTTACCTGGAAACGAAGAAGAATTAGCCCTACACATGCAGTTGTCTTACAAGCAATCTGTTGAGTTAGCAGAAGAGCAAGCTTTAAATGTTTTGATGGACGGAAACAACTATGAGCTAATCAGAAAAAGGTTTTATCAAGATCTTACAGTTTTAGGTATAGGTGCTGTTAAAACAAGTTTTACAACTTCAGAAGGTGTTACTATAGATTATGTTGATCCAGCTAAATTAGTTTATTCATATACAGAATCTCCTTACTTTGATGACTTGTATTACGTTGGTGAAATAAAAACAATACCTATTAACGAGTTAGCTAAACAATTTCCTCATTTAGAACAATCAGATTTAGAAGAAATAATACAAAGCTCTTCTTTATATAACAAAGATCACTATCAACATAGCTATAGTTATAAAGAAAACGATAAAAATAAAGTTCAAGTTTTATATTTTAATTATAAAACTTATATGAACGAAGTTTACAAAGTTAAAGAAACTAGTTCTGGAGCTGAGAAAGCTATAGAAAAAGACGATCAGTTTAATCCACCAGAAAATATGGAGGGTGGTTTTACTAGATTAGATAGAGTTATAGAGGTTTTATACGAAGGGGCTATAGTAGTTGGTACCAACAAGTTGTTAAGTTGGGGCATAGCTAAAAATATGATGAGGCCAAAAAGTGATTATACTAAAGTTAAAATGAATTACAGTATAGTAGCGCCTCGTATGTACAAAGGCAAAATAGATTCGTTAGTAAAACGTATTACAGGTTTTGCTGATATGATACAATTAACGCATTTAAAGCTACAACAAGTAATGTCACGTATGGTACCAGATGGTGTATATTTAGATGCTGATGGTTTAGCTGAAGTTGATTTAGGCAATGGAACTAATTATAACCCACAAGAAGCTTTAAATATGTTTTTTCAAACTGGATCTGTAATTGGTAGAAGCTTTACAAGTGAAGGTGATATGAATCCTGGTAAAGTACCTATTCAAGAGATAACTAGTGGAGCTGGTGGACAAAAAATGCAAGCGTTAATAGCTAACTACAATTATTATCTACAAATGATAAGAGATGTAACCGGTTTAAACGAAGCTAGAGATGGTAGCACACCAGACAAAAACGCTTTAGTTGGTATACAAAAAATAGCAGCAGCTAATAGTAACACAGCAACAAGACACATACTACAAGCTGGTTTGTTTTTAACAGCTGAAACAGCTGAGCAATTGTCACTTAGAATATCTGACATTATAGAATACTCACCTACAAAAGAAGCGTTTATACAATCAGTAGGCGCGCATAACGTTGCTACGTTAGAAGAATTACAACACTTACACTTATATGACTTTGGTATATTTATAGAGCTAACTCCTGACGAAGAAGAAAAAGCTTTGTTAGAAAATAATATACAAGTAGCTTTAGCACAACAAAACATAGAACTTGAAGACGCTATTGATATTAGAGAAATAAGAAGTTTAAAACTTGCTAACCAATTATTAAAAGTAAGAAGAAAAGATAAAATAGCAAGAGATCAAAAAATGCAGCAAGAAAATATACAAGCGCAAGCAATGGCTAACGCACAAGCACAACAAATTGCAGCGCAAACAGAAATGCAAAAAAATCAAGCTATTACAGAATCAAAATCTCAATTAGCTCAAGTAGAAGCCCAGTTAGAAATGCAGAAAATGCAAGCTGAAGGAGAATTAAAAATGGCTTTAATGCAAAAAGAGTTTGAGTACAACATGCAGATAAGGCAAGTGGACTCGGATTCTTTAAACCGTAAAGATAAAGAAAAAGAAGATCGTAAAGATCAAAGAACAAGGATTCAAGCAACACAACAATCTGAACTTATAGATCAGAGAAAAAATGAAAAACCACCTAAAAACTTTGAGTCAGCAGGTAATGATATAATGGGAGGTGGATTTGGATTAGGTATGTTTGAACCTAAGTAAACAATTTTATTAATTATATAATATTTTATTATGGCAAAGAAAAAAGAAACTGCAACTGAAGAAGTTGTAGAGCAAAAACAAGATGACAATGTTATTAAAGTTAATCTTGACAATGTCGAAACTAAACAAGACGATAATGTAACTAAGGTAAACCTAGATAAAAAACCAGAAGATGAAACCAAAGAAGAAGTTATTGAAAACAACACTGACGACGGAGGAGTGGTTGAACTCGTTAAAGATGCCAACGCCTCAGAAAAACAAAAAGAAGTACAACCGGAAGCAGAAGCACAAGAAACACCAATTGTAGAAGAAATAACTGAAGAAGAAGTAAAAGAACAAGTTGAAGACTTAGCTGAACAAGCTGAAGACGCTATAACTGAATCTATGGAAACTGGAAAAGCACTACCAGAAAACATACAAAAACTTGTTGATTTTATGGAAGACACTGGTGGTAGTTTAGAAGATTATGTGAAGCTAAACAAAGATTATTCTGAATTAGATAATTTATCGTTACTAAAAGAATATTATAAGCAATCAAAACCTCATTTAAACGAAGAAGAAATAGATTTTATGATGGACGACTATTTTTCTTACGATGAAGAAGTTGATGAGGACAAAGATATTAGAAGAAAAAAATTAGCTTTGAAGGAGCAAGTTGCTCAAGCAAAGCAACACCTGGACGGTGCGAAGTCCAAATATTATGAAGAAATTAAAGCTGGAAGCAAATTAACTATAGAACAGCAAAAGGCTATGGATTTTTTCAACAGGTACAACAAGGAGTCAAAAGAACAAGAAGAAGTTGTAGAAAAACAAACTCGTACTTTTTTAAATAAAACTAATCAATTATTCAATAAAAATTTCAAAGGTTTTGAATATAATGTTGGAGAAAAAAGATTTAGATATAATGTAAAAAATACGGACAATGTTAAAGAAACTCAAAGCGACATTAATAATTTTGTCAAGAAGTTCTTGAATAAAAATAATGAAATGGAAGACGCCGCGGGTTATCATAAATCTTTATTTACAGCTATGAATCCTGATGCTATTGCAAAACATTTTTATGAACAAGGTAAAGCTGATGCTTTAAAAGACAGTATTGCTAAGTCTAAAAATGTTAGCATGGATCCACGTCAACAACACTCTGGTGTTATTGAGGCTGGTGGTATGAAAGTAAAAGTATTAGGTAGTGATTCTAATGACTTCAAATTTAAAATTAAAAACAAAAATTAACAATTAAAATTACAAAATTATGGCAATTACAAATGGAACTAATTTGAACAGTGTGCCTGCTGCGGTAAAGCAAACACTTACTTCAAATTATCTAGATCTTTCATCTGCAGATAATGC